GACCATTTGGGTACTTTACCCAGAATTTCTCGATTCTTTCGGCAACCGATTCGTAGCCCTCTAATGGGATCGCCATTAGGAATTTCTCACGCGATCTGTAGCCCAGCGCATGGCGGCAGCTTTTCCGCGGTTATAGCCGTCCTTAACGCCTTGTTTGTATCCAATAGACCAGCCGACTAGAAACCAGCCAATCGAAGCGATAACGACTACCGCCAATAATTCCAATACTGTAAACATTTTAGCTCCCGATTCCGGGGGCGACTTATTCGCTCCCTAGATATAGGGTGAACTAAAAGTCTGACATTAGCAAGCCTTACGCGTAATTAACGGCGTGTCGAGTTGCTTAATAATAAGCTGTAAATTTCATCGACGCGGCTTTCGAGCCTGTTCACCTGATCCTTAACCGACGATCCGGAGTTTGGCTTTAGCTCCGATAAGTAATACTTAACTAGGTATCGGATACCTGTCATAAATGCCACTAGGAGCGTGACTATTGCCACGCCCATAGCAGCCCAGTCGTTAGCGTTCACTAGCCTTTAGCGCCGAACGTAACGTCTTTAGGATTCAAGTAACGCATGAGTAGTGGCACGATCCCAGCCCATAAGCCCCACATTAATTTTTTGGGATCGGTTTCGCCTGACATATAGACAGCAAGCGCACCCGCAAGCGCTGATCGTCCATAACTGGCAGCCATAGCCTTTAGCTCTTTCATTTACTTATCTCCTAACCCTAGAGCCTTGATTAGCTCTAAGACTTTTTTTGGACTTACGTTTATTTCGAAATGCTGCTCGTCCTTACGCTGTTGATAATCGCCGCCCCAAAATAAGCCGTACTTACGGGCAAGCGCTCTAATCATTGGCACTTTTTCAGCTGGAAACGTTCCCACCTTTCCGAGTGGGTGTTTGGTCGCGTTAAGGTCGATCGCTGTTCCGCTTGAGTGATTGCTCAGCTTTGTAGTCGTACCTCGTACCATGCGAAAGCAATAGCCCCAGTCGTCGAGCTGACCGCCATCAAGCGGCTCGATTAGCTCGTTAAACTCTTTACAGAATCCCACGATTAACGGGGCTACAGCTTCGGCGCAGCGAATCTTTAACGAAGTCCCGGGAATTGCGTAGGACTTGATTTTAATATGCGCTGGCTCTTTCGAAGCCGTCCACCCATTGTAAGAAACTAAAGTCATTTAGAGTCCGAGAGCAGTTTTCAAATCACCAATAGATAAACCGACCGACGCTAATTTTTCCTCGATAGATAACTGAGCTGGCTCAATAGTACCGTTATGTTTTAACGCTACGGCTTCGGCTTTTGCTGCGTCGGCTTCGGCTACGTCGATCCAAAGTTCGCCGTTTCCGTCCATTGTTGGCATACCAGAAACCACAATTTTAGCTGCTGCTAATTCTTTTAATAATTCCGCGCCGTTAAGATTTGTTGGACGTGTAATTTTTACCATGATTAAGCTCCTAAAAACGATAATGTTGCCCAGACGCGATTTCCGCTGATGTCTAGAGTTCCGGCATTTTGATAAGCGTAAATTTCAAAATAATCACCAGCAACGCCAGCAACAATCGCTGAAATAGTAACGCTCGTTAAACCACCGCTTGAAGCGTTTGAGGCTTGCGGATATTGGGACGTTACCATTTGAGCGCCATTTTTATAAACGAATAAAACCGTGTTTGCTGATTGTTGAGCTGACCAGCCTAGATTAGCCGTAATTAAAAATTTTCCATCTTTGCCTGTTGGAATTGTAAAACGGCTAGTGTTAGTCGAAGTTGAGTGATAGGCGTCTGTATCTAAATACTCGGAATCGAAAGTCACAGCTGTCGAAACTCCATTGGAAACCGATTGAGTTGAAGTCTTATAAATTGCCGATCCCGAATAAGTTTGACTTGTTGAGATAGTTTTCCATTCTGGAGCGGTTGCGCCTGAATTAACCGCTAAAACTTGTCCAGCTGTACCAATTCCCAAACGGGTCGGAGCTGATCCATTTCGGTAAATAATGTCGCCCGCTGTTGTAACTGTTGTCGCTGGGATTGCTGCGTTTGCTGTCGTATTTGCTGTATTAGCCAAATCATAGGCTGATTTAGTAGCTGTCGGAGTTGAAGCTAAAACGCTCGATGTTGTCGATGTTGAATCGCTGAGCTGTACGACGCCAGCGGCGCTTGTTGAAGCTGCGCTTACGCCGATAGTTACTGATCCGCTTGACCCGCCGCCTGTGATTGGGCTAGTAACCGCGATGTTTGTAATATCGCCGACGTCGTTAGTTATCCATGTGAAATCCATGTCTGTATTGCTTGCCTTAGACAGGATTTGACCGCTAGTTCCGCCCTTGAGATCAGCCATCGAAGTATCGACCGCCTGACCGAATACCTCGAAATCCGCTGGGAGATCGGTAACGAGATCGGTACTCGTTGGCATTTGCCAGCCAAAGTTACTCGTTGGATTTGTCATTTGTTCTCCTTATGCTACGACTAGCGCGGTTTCCCACGTTAGCGACCCGGTAATAGTATTCCACGATTCCGCCGGATTGACTTGCTCCCACTTCATAGCTTGAAGCGAATAGCTGACTGGCGAAAGATTTAGAGTTATAGCGATTTCATTATAGGCAGCCTTAAAACTCCAGCCCTCGACGAAGCCCTGAAAAATAGCGCCCATGTTTAACGGTAAATCCTGAATTAGTAACGGTAAGCCCATAAATACGTTTATTAACGCGTCGCGATCGGCGTCGTCTAGTTCCGGGTTTGTAAGCTGAAAAGTGATCGACTGTAAGTTCGCTTGAGGCGTAGCTCTTAAAGTTAAATAAAAGTCCGCTTGATCTTGCGCGTCTGCCTGATGTTTTACAGTCGTCGAAATGGATTGAGCTAGGCGACCGTATAAGCCGATCGAAGTAACGTCCTCAGCTGTAACCTCGCTAGAGCTGTTGGAATTGTATTTAAGGCTAATATCGTTACGAACGTCGCCCGCTCTAGTTTCGATCTTTAACCCGTTGTAGAGCGCTTGATTAGCCGTTACTTCGGTGTAACCGTTTAGACCCAAATAAACCGATCTATGGGTCGAGTCAGCATAAGAAATTAAGCCGTTAGCGTCCTCGTATATGTAACCGAGTCCTGAGGTCGCGAGCGCTGAAACTAGCGAATAAACGTCCGTTGTATCCGATGATCGAGCTGCTAACTCATAATTACCGGGACGATCGATCTCGCCTAATCCTACGTTTTGCGCGTTTGCCCATGTTTCGGTCGGATTGTAATTAGCCCATGTTAAAGCCGCCGGAACTTCGCCCCAGTTATTTAATAGTAAATCTTGTAAGACTTCCCAAATTTGATCGCCGTCGAAATCTTGATTTAGTACGCCCTGAGTCAGCGCCTTAGGTAAACGGCTTAAAGCTCCGAGCGCTGTTATTTGTATGACTTGATTTAGCCCGATGTTTCCAGCTGTAACGATCTCGATTCCATAATCGACGACAGTACCGCCAAAAATAGGAACGAACGTCGCTGTCGAATCTTGAAGCTCGATCGTAATCGAGTCATTTATATTTATGTTAATAATTTCTTGCTCGAGATTTATTAGCTCGATATTACAGTAGCCCGCCTGTGCTTGCTGATAGATATTAGTTCGTCCGCTAGTGATCGAAAGATTAGCCAGGACGTAAGTCGTAAACTCGACTCCCTGTATCTTTACGCGCCATACTGGATTAAATAACGTCATTAGAAAGCCAAAGCGTTAGCGCCATTAGTGCCGCGATAATAAGAATTATTTAATACGTCCACGATTCGGCGAGCTGTACCCTCTTGGTCGATTGCGCCGCTTACGTTGATGTAAATATTTCCGCCGCCGCCGCCTAGTTTGTTATTTGGAATAATGCGTCCATTACTTGACGGGACGAATAATTCCGGGCCACGTTCGCCCACGATATAAGGCTTATTTTCGCTAGTTAATCCGCCAGTCGCGAGCTTAGGAATTAGTGCTAAGTCTTTCGATCCGGGCTTTAGATTATTAACTACGTTATAACCCTTAATAAGTAAATTAACTACGTCGATAGCTGCGTTAATTCCAGCGACGACGCCCTGAATTGCTTTGCTAACTCCGTTAATAATTAACGCAACGCCTGACCATGCCACCTTAAAAGTAGTACCGAGAAACGTCGCAAACGGTTTAGCAATAAGTAAAAACGCAGTAATGCCAATACCTAAGAGCTTAAAGAATCCGGTGTTATCTGTAATTAGATCGCCTATTGCTTTGAATACTTTTTGGACTGTTTCGATAACTGGCACTAAAGCAGCTTTGAAAATAGGGATTATGTATTTATTCATATATTCCCAAAGTGCTGTCAGACCCGGGATAAAAGTATCTTTGAAAAATGTGCCTAGAGCCGTAAATACTGGCTGTAAGTCCTCGCCTATATCTGTGGCTAGTGTGCTTAGCGTTGGAATTACTTTATCGACGAATAATGTAACCATCGGAGTAATCGCGTCTAATACGAAAGCGCCGACTGTTTCCTTACCCTCATCGAAAGCAATCTTTAGGCGATCCATCTTTCCGGCAAACGTTTCAGCCGCGGCGTTAGCCGATCCTTCATAGGTTGCGGTTACAGCGGCGATCGCTTCATCGAAGCTCATAGTTTTAAGTTCGGCAGCTGTTAGACCGATGTCTAATTTAGCTAATGCGGCAGTATTGCCGTCGTATGCTTTAGCGACTAAATTCGATACAGTTTCGAGCGATTTACCTGATCCTACCGACGCGTCCAGCGCGACATTTTGGAGCTTCATCGCAGCTTCAACGTCACCGGTACTCTTAACTAAACGGGCAAACGATGGGCGTAATTCATCGTCTGAAACGCCTACCGCGAGCGCTGTTTGCGTAATGTATGACTCCACCGACGCGACAGTCGCGTCCGTTGCGTCGGTTACGTTCTTAATCGCTGTAGCTAGTTTTATCTGAGCAGCTTCGTCCTCGATCGCAGCTTTAACGCCATCGACTAAAAGTTTTCCAGCATAAGCCGCAGCGGCAGCGCCAGCGACAGCAAACGCAGCCGCAGCCTTACCGCCGAAATCTCCGAGCTTTGTACCAAACGAATCCGTTTCGGTCG